GTCATATGGATGACCACGGCCATTATCACTGTGGCTGAATTGTGAGTATGTTTACTGTCACTCAGGTTATCGGATCCTGTTAAAACTGAAAGCACTTAGGTCTTTGGGCCTGGGAAGGAGCCGGTCTATGCAGGAAACTGTTATGGAGCCGTTTTTCCGAAGTTGGTCCGCAACAAAATATCGGTTCGCCAACGACGAGGCACGCCGCCGTTTTGAAGCAGCCACCACCCGTAACCAAGGGGACATTGTGCTGTGGGACTTGGTCTACGCATTAAAACGCAGAGGCATCGATCTCACGGATAAACTCGAGGTTCGAAGCCGGTACAACCCGGATATGCTGCGAAAGCCCCTCGAGCGATACGAGACTGGTGGTCGTCGAAAGAACTTTGATCGTGGTGCATTCGATAAAGCATACAACCGTGTGCGTAAGATGTTCATGACGAAGGGATCGAAGCTGAAGGCCATTCCTCTGGAGGATTGTGAATTTGAGTCTTCCTCCAATTCAGGAGCTCCGTACTTCGGCAGTAAGGACGACTATCACGATGAGGCGTTGAAGGAGTGTTACGCGATCCGGAATGGAAAAACGCCTGAGCCCCTGGTTATCTTCCATCGTGGGAAGAACACTGAGGTGAGCCGACCCGTCTTTGGCTATCCATTTGCCATGACTCTATTAGAGACGCGGTTTTTTGCCCCTTATCAAGAGGCTCTCCTCAATACGCCGTCACGCCCTTATGCTGGGGGAATGTACGACGTTCAAATCGCTGGCATGATCAATGAGATGCGCGCAGCCTCGGACTGGATATTGGAGTTAGATTATCGTGGACTGGACGGTTCCGCAACTTCTTTTATCATCTCCAAAGCTTTCCAGATGATACGAGAGCGCTTCGAAATGACTCAGCAAGACCATGACGATTGGGTGGCTGTTGTAAGATACCACATCTTCGCTAAGGTTTTGGGACCTGACGGTCAAATTTACACCGGTAAGGACCATGGTGTCAGTAGTGGTAGCATGTTCACGCAGTTGGTGGATACCATCATCAATCTACTTGGCCTGTTTTACTGCAAATACACTGACAACTTAAACCTAAATTTCGTGTTAGCACTAGGTGATGACATGATTGGTGGTTGCCTTGGTGAACGTCCAGATTTGGAGGCGATTGCAAACAGACTGGCAGATCTGTCTCTCATCCTAAATACCAGCAAGTCTGCGGTAAAGCGTCCTAAGGAACGTCCGCATTTCTTGGGCCATGACTGGCATCGAATGGTTGCCACACGGGATGTTGAGGAGTCGTTGATACGTCTATGTTGTCCGGAGAAGAACCGTCCGGAATACTGGTTGAAGCAAGAAGACCAGGTGACGTATCTCTCCGCATTAAAAGAGCGAATCGAGCGATACCAAGAGGACAATCCTGATGCCTGGGCAGTTCTCCAGCAGTTACTTCAGGATATTCTGTTTCCCGGAGCTCCTGAGTATTCATATCTCACGAACTCTAGTCAGCTATTCTTTTCAGAAGTTGTTGAACGGGTTGAGAGGGAACGTTATCGGAAAATTCCCAAATCAGCTCGTGAGACGGTGCCTAAGAAGGAAACTTCTCCAAAAGCACCAAATCGAGTCCTTGTGTCGTACTACTAGCGGGCCACCATCCAATGAAATGC